TTCCTACATGGTGAAGATTCTGCACAGTATATGTGGGGTGTCGATGCTAGTGGTGGTTTGGTCTATCAAACAATAGGAATGAGTTCTCCCAAGGTTGTGCCTGGCGCAACTGTTGCACGTGGTGCGTGGCAGCACATTGCCATTGCACAAGACAGTGACAATCTGTCTGTCTATTATAATGGTGTGAAGGTTCTGGATTCGGATGCGCCTGTCACCGCACAGTTTGCGGGTTCAAGTGGGTTCTCTGTTGGTGCAACATCTGCACGTACATTCAACGGTGTGGATTGGGAAGCTACAAGAGGATACCTCGACGAAATCAGATTCCGTTCGGGTGTGAGAAACACTCTTATCGGTGACTCTGATATGACTGTACCGACTGAAGCATATGATTCAGATGCATCTACTATTCTTCTTGAACATGCAGACGGTACTGCGCCTACTATCACAACAACAATTGATGCAACCACAGGATCGGTCACAGGGTTTACTATTACGGATGGTGGTTTCCTCTATCAAGAGGCTCCGACTATTACGATCACACCGCCTGTGACAGGAGGTGACTTTGTGATTGGAGAGATTGTTACTCAAACCAACTCTACATACACAATGAAGGGCGAAGTCACAGACTGGTCAGATTCAGATAGAGTTTTACAATTAGCACACTCTGGTGCAACGGATGGAGATTTCCACGAGTTTGGAGTCAACCGCAAGATCGTTGGTGCGAATGCTAATTGGGTTCCTTCATTGGTAGAAGAACTACAGGAGATTCAAGTCTCTGCACAGAATGTCACCTTCAATAACTTCGAATCTGACTTCTTAGACTTCTCCGAATCAAATCCCTTTGGAGACATGGAATAATGTTTGGTAATTATTTTTATCACAAGAGAGTGAGAACTGCGGTCTCCGTATTTGGTTCCCTATTCAATGACTTACACATTCTAAGACAGAACGCTGCTGGTGAGGTAATCTCACAGGTCAAAGTTCCATTGTCCTATGCACCTCGTAGAAACTTCATCGAACGTCTCAATGAGATGGCGAAGGGAGAGGATGCAGAACGTAGAGTGGCCATTAAACTGCCTCGTATGTCCTTTGAGGTTACGAACATGCAGTATGACCCACAGAGACAGTTACCGAAAGTAAATCGTTTTGAAAAAGAGTATGAGAGTGACAACAACAAACGTTATAAGATGTACACTGCGACTCCTTATGATATCACATTCCAGTTGAGTATATACGCAAAGAGTCAAGACGATGCACTTCAGCTTGTAGAACAGATTCTACCTTACTTTGCACCTCAGTACACAGTCACAGTAAAACCTTTTTCGGACATCCCCGACATCAAGGAAGATATACCTATCAGTCTTGATACGGTGACGTTCCAAGACGCCTATGATGGTGCGATTGAACAGAGACGTACTATCGTGTACGATCTCTCATTCACCATGAAGATCAACTTCTATGGGCCTAACCTAGAGTACGGTATCATCCGTGAGGTTAATAACAACCTATATATTATGGGTGATAGTGATACTTTCTATACAAACATTAATGTAACACCGACACCCGTAGGTGTTAGTCCTGACAGTGACTATGGATTCTTGATACAATATTTGGATAGTTCTGCATGAGTGAAGATAAAGATAATGTAAAAAGTGATTATGATTATTCAAGAGAAACATACTACGATCTTCTAGAGAAGGGTCGGGAGTCTCTTGACCTCATGATCGAAGTCGCTCGTGAGAGTGAACACCCCCGTGCATTCGAAGTGTTGTCAACCATGATGAAAAACATGGCGGAAATCAACGATAAACTCATGGCTTTGAATAAGACCAAGAAAGAAATTGATCGTAGTGATGACCCCAAACAACTGGGAGGAACTACTAACAACAACTTGTTCATTGGTTCCACTACAGACCTACAACGATTTTTACAGAATGAAAAGGTGATTGACGTTGAGCCTGACACAGACTAAGGAGTCCTATCTTGGTAACCCACTCGTTAAACGTGATGGTATCAATGAAGATTGGACTGAGGACAAGGTAAGAGAATATGCTCGTTGTATGGGTGACCCTGCCTATTTTGCTCGTACTTACGTTAAGATCATTTCTCTTGATAAGGGGCTCGTACCCTTCAACCTATACACCTATCAAGAAAAGATGTTTCACCACTTTAACTCTAATAGATTTTCTATTGTTCTTGCTTGTCGTCAATCTGGTAAATCCATTTCTTCTGTAGTATATCTGTTATGGTACGCTATCTTTCACCCCGAAAAAACTATCGCAGTACTCGCCAACAAAGGTGCAACTGCGAGGGAAATGTTACAACGTGTCACGCTCGCTCTTGAAAATCTTCCTTTCTTTTTGCAGCCTGGCTGCAAGGCACTCAACAAGGGTAGCATCGAATTTTCCAACAACAGTCGCATTATTGCTGCTGCCACCAGTGGTAGTTCTATACGGGGTATGTCTGTTAACCTTCTTTTTCTTGACGAGTTTGCTTTTGTTGAACGGGCTAATGAATTCTATACTTCAACCTATCCTGTCGTCTCTGCTGGTAAAGATACGAAAGTCATTATCACGTCTACGGCAAATGGTATCGGGAACACCTACCAGAAAATCTGGGAAGGTGCAGTCCAAGGAATAAATGAATATAAACCGTTTGAGGTAAACTGGTGGGACGTGCCTGGCCGTGATGAGAAGTGGAAAGAACAAACTATCTCAAACACATCACAACTACAGTTCGATCAGGAGTTCGGGAATACATTTTTTGGGACGGGCGACACCCTAATCAACGCAGAGACTTTACTCTCGTTGAGGACGAAACCCCCAATTGAAGTATTGGAAGGTGGTGACTTGTTAGTATACGAACAACCAAATCCAAATAAAGAATATATTTGTATGGTTGACGTATCAAAAGGAAGAGGGCAGGATTATTCGACCTTCACGGTTATCGACATAGCGGCCAGACCCTTTAAGCAGGTCTCGGTTTATCGCTGCAATACTATCTCTCCAATTCTCTTTCCTAACATTATATATAAGTATGCAACTCTCTACAACAACGCATATGTGGTTGTGGAATCGAATGATCAGGGTGGAGTTGTATGTAATGGATTATATCACGATTTAGAATATGAGAATGTTCATGTAACCAGTGCAGTGAAAGCCTCCGGTATCGGAATCGAAATGAACCGCAAGGTTAAACGTCTTGGTTGTTCTAGCATAAAAGATATTCTAGAGAATCGCAAGTTAGATATTGTAGATGAAAATACGATCCTTGAGATATCGACGTTTGTCGCAAAGGGTCAGTCATATGAGGCCTCGGATGGAAACCACGATGACCTCATGATGAATCTAGTCATGTTTGGATACTTTGTTTCGACGCAGTTCTTCGCAGACATGACTGATATCAACATCAAACAGATGTTGTTTGATGAAAGAATGAAACAGATTCAGGATGATGTCCCTCCATTTGGATTTATTGATGATGGTAGCGCACACATAATCGAACAGGAAGCTCAAGAAGGTATTAATGAATGGCAGGTTTGGCGTCAAGATGATTGGTGAAAACCCCGCTTTTTATAAATAAAAGTATTGAGAAAATCCGTATTATGTTCAACTTATAATTTGTAAACGAAAAAAGGAAAAGAGTCATGGCATTACTATCACCGTCTCTGTCTCCTGCGATTACGGTCAAAGAGATCGATTTGTCGGGTGTTGCACCCAACGTATCGACTTCTGTTGGCGCATTCGTCGGGAACTTTCGTTGGGGCCCCGTGAACTCTCGTACATTAGTCGCAGACGAGTCTGGACTGGTGAGAGTGTTTGCCGCACCTGACGAAGACAACGCTGTGGATTTCCACAGTGCTTCGTACTTTTTAAAGTACACCAACTCGCTTTACATTGTTCGTGGTAACAATGGAGGCATTAACGCACACAGTGCAGTAACTAAACTTACTGGCGATTCCGCAGTAGTTGAAAACCAAGAAGATTGGGAAACTACAGTTAAATCTTCTGTAAACGCTCGAACACTGGCAACAGGTTCTTTCATTGCAAAATATCCAGGCTCTCTGGGTAACGCATTGACTGTATCTTTCTGTCCTGCCGCTGATTCAGATGGTGCAAACTACTTCAACGCATGGTCTTACAAAGGATCATTCGACCGTGCCCCCACAACTTCTGCCTATGCAACCGACAACGGTGCATCGAAGGACGAAGTTCACGTAGCAGTTATTGACCGTACAGGTTCTTTCACAGGTACGCCTGGCAGTGTGTTGGAAACATTCCCTCACCTGTCTGCTGCTAAGGGCGCAGTAACTCCGGATGGATCACCTAACTACATCCAAGAAGTACTCAACAGTCGTTCTGAGTATGTGTGGTGTGGTCAGTTCGATAACGATTCCGCTTTCGGTGCTTCTTACGAAAACATTGGTCAAAACTGGGGTAAGACACCTTCGGTTGACTCTGCAGTAGATTACTCTACAGGTACTTCTGCATGGACTAATGATGTTTCTAAGATCAAGCTCGGTGGTGGTGTTAACAGTTCTGATTTGACCAACGGTCAGGTTACAACTGGTTTCGATCTATTCGACGACACCGAACAGATTCAGGTAGACTTCCTGATTCCTCTTCAGTCTGCTAACGACTCGGATGGGGTTACAATCGCTAATTACTGTAACGCAATCGCTAAAGATCGCAAAGACTGTGTGGTTCCTGTGTCTCCTCCTAGAGAAGACATTGTTGGTATTCCTACAGCCACGGCTAATACAAACGCAATTTCGTTTGCAAATTCTTTGTCGAACAGTTCTTACCTGATCGTAGATAACAACTACCTCAAGGTATTCGATAAGTACAACGATAACTACATCTACATCCCTGCTAACTCTAGTACTGCGGGTATCATGGCTGCAACAGACTTTGTTGCTGCACCTTGGTACTCTCCTGCTGGTCAGAGACGTGGTAACTATCTTGCAATTACAGATATTGCCCACTCTCCGAACAAAACGCAGAGAGACTCACTGTACAAGGCTAACGTCAACCCAATCTCCAATATTCCTGGCGTGGGTATCGTCCTTTATGGTGATAAGACACACGAACTCAGACCTTCTGCATTTGACAGAATCAACGTTCGTAGATTGTTCATCGGTATTGAGAAGTCTATCGCAGCTGCTGCGAAGAACATTCTCTTCGAATTCAACGACGAGTTTACTCGTGCAGAATTCGTGAATGTCGTTGAACCTCTGCTTCGTGAGATTAGAGGTCGAAGAGGTATCACTGACTTTAAGGTGGTTTGTGACGAAACAAACAACACCCCTGCAGTGGTTGACAGAAACGAATTTGTCGCTTCTATCTTCATCAAGCCTGCCCGTTCTATTAACTTCGTGACGTTGAACTTCGTCGCAGTTAGAACTGGTGTGGACTTTGAAGAAGTAGTTGGCGCAGTTTAAGGAGTAGAGAAAGATGGCAATTTTAGGCGTAGATGACTTTAAGTCGAAGTTGAGAGGGGGCGGTGCACGTCCTAATCTCTTCAAAGCGACAGTCAACTTTCCCGCTTACGCTGGGGGTGATGTCGAATTGACATCCTTCCTGTGTAAGGCTGCAGCACTCCCTGCTTCCGTGATGAACGTGATTGAAGTCCCGTTCCGTGGTAGACAGTTGAAGATCGCTGGTGACAGAACGTTCGAAACATGGACGATTACTGTAATCAACGATACTAACTTCGACACTCGCAACGCAATGGAACGTTGGATGAACGGTATCAATGCACACAGTGCAAATACTGGTCTGACCAACCCCGTTGATTACGAAGCAGACTTGATTGTTGAGCAATTGGACAAAGACGGTTCAACTCTAAAAACTTATCAGTTCCGTGGTTGTTTCCCAACCAACGTTGCTGCGATTGACGTTAACTACGAAACAGTTGACACAATCGAAGAGTTTACGGTTGAGTTCCAAGTCCAGTACTGGGAATCTGACACAACCTCTTAAGGTTGGTATAAGTAGTACTGATGCGGGGGAGTTTATCTCCCCCGTTCTTTACAGGATTGGAAAGGTATATGGCAGAACAAGATAATAGTGTATTAAGACTTTTTGGATTTGAGATTAAAAAGGCCCGTAAGGTCGGTGAAGAAGACAAAAAGTTACAGTCTATCGTTCCGAAAACGGATGACGATGGCGCTGGGTACGTCACTGCCAGTGGTGCTCACTATGGTCAATACATTGACATGGAGGGTAATGATGCGAAAGACAATACGGAACTTATTAAGAAGTATCGTGGTCTTGCAGAACACCCCGAAGTCGATGCAGCGATTGAGGACATCATTAACGAATCTATCTCAGCCTCTGATATGGAGTCTTCGGTAGAAATTAATCTGGACAAAGTTGAAACCTCTGATAAGATCAAGAAGATGATGATCGAAGAGTTTGATCAAATTTGTTCTATGTTGAACTTCAACGAACTCGCACACGACATTTTCCGTTCGTGGTATGTTGATGGTCGTTTGGTTCATCACTTAGTTGTAAATGAATCCAACCTAAAGGCTGGTATTAAAGAAGTTCGTCCTATTGACTCTGCGAAGATTCGCAAGGTCAAAGAGGTCACATATAAAAAGGATCAGGCAACAGGCGCAAAGATTGTAGACAAGGTAAACGAGTTCTACATCTATCAAGAGAAGGCTGGGTCTAACCAAGGGGTTAAACTCTCACCCGATTCTGTTTCATATGTGTCTTCGGGTCTACTTGACCCAACACGTAAGAGAGTGATCTCTTACTTACACAAAGCAATTAAACCCATCAACCAGTTAAGGATGATGGAAGACTCTCTGGTGATCTACCGTCTCGCACGTGCACCTGAGAGAAGAATTTTCTATATCGATGTTGGTAACCTACCTACGGGTAAGGCAGAACAACACATGAAAGACATCATGTCTCGTTATAGAAACAAGTTAGTTTACGATGCCAACACCGGACAGATCAAGGATGATCGCAAACATATGTCCATGTTGGAAGATTTCTGGTTACCTCGTAGAGAAGGTGGCCGTGGTACAGAGATTTCTACACTGCCTGGCGGTGAGAATCTTGGACAGATTGACGATATCATCTACTTCCAGAAGAGATTGTATCGTTCTCTGAATGTACCTATTAACAGACTGGAACAGGAAGCACAGTTCTCTCTTGGTCGTTCTACTGAGATCAGTAGGGACGAAGTTAAGTTCCAGAAGTTTATTGATAGACTGCGTAGAAGGTTCTCTAATGTATTCCTGAACATTCTACGCAAACAGTTATTGTTGAAGGGTGTAATGACCGAACAGGATTGGGAAGATTGGAAGAACGATATCCAGATCGACTTTATCCGTGACAACCACTTCACCGAGCTGAAGGATGCAGAACTGTTGAGAGAAAGACTCGACACAATGGATCGAATCACAAACTACGTGGGCGAATACTTCTCACGTGAGTGGGTAATGAAGAATGTCATGATGATGTCCGATGAAGACATTGACTTGATGAAGAAAGAAGTCGAATCCGAAAACTCAGTTGCTGATGAGGAAGGAAACGACGAAACAGAAGATGACTTTGGAGGTTAACATGAGTGATATTGAGAACGAAACTAATAGCGCAGTCGAAGAGTTTATCGATGCGTTACAACAGAAAAACTACAACGCTGCACAGAATATGTTCGGTAATCTGATTCAGGACAAGGTGAACACACGTCTTGATGCAGAGAAAGTTGCTGTTGCAAATTCCATCTTTAACTCAGCAGATGATGACATCGACATCTCAGAATACGAAGAAGATGAGTTGGATGCAGCTGCAGTCGAAGACGAAGATGACTTCGAAGAAGAAGATACAGCCGAGGATGAGGGTAAACACATCTACGCTGGTGGTGAAGTTTAATAAAAAATTCATCTAAAAAACCTTTTTTGTATAAATAATAGTTAAACAGGAAACTTGAAATGAAAACATTTCAACAGATTCGTGAGGCAAAATCACCGAAGGGTGAAGTTGTCTTCGATAAGAAAATACAAAAAGTCCCTGTCAAGATAGTCAAGGATAAAAAAGGTTTTACCGCCTATGTGGATGGAGATATGTTGGACACGTTCCGCAATCAGAAAGAAGCAGAGAAGGCAGCTGAGACAATTATAAAGGAACTCAGATGAAATTAATTAGCGAATACACCGAAAACGATGTCCAGTGCATCGTAGAGAAAAGAGAAGATGGCGAGAAGAAATACGTCATTGAAGGCGTATTCGCCCAAGCAGATCAAAAGAATCGTAACGGACGTATCTACCCCAAACCCATTATGGAGAGAGCGGTAAGTAAGTACGTTACAGATCAGGTTAGCAAGAAACGTGCGGTCGGTGAGTTGAATCACCCTGAAGGGCCGACAGTTAACCTTGACAAAGTTTCGCACCTCATCACAGACCTCAAGTTTGAGGGAAATGATGTAGTCGGAAAGGCACAGATATTGGATACTCCAATGGGTAAGATCGTAAAAGGTCTCCTTGAGGGCGGTGTTCAACTAGGTGTGTCAACTCGTGGTATGGGTAGCCTTGAGCAAAGAAATGGCGCAATGTACGTCAAAGACGACTTTATTCTTAGTACGGTTGACATCGTACAAGACCCTAGCGCACCTGACGCCTTCGTTAATGGAATCATGGAAGGTGTAGACTGGGTTTGGAATAACGGCATTTTAAAGCCTCAGGTAATTGAGAAAATGGAGACTGAAATTAAAACTGCTCCGAAAGCATTTCGTCCCGAAGTGCAGATTCGAGAGTTTAAGAATTTCCTCTCGTTAATTAAATCACAATTGTAAGGAGTCAATATGACTGATAATACAAAGACAGTCGA